TATGGGGCATCAGCTACTACTGTAGAGTTGAGTAGAGCCGCAATAAATCTGAAGAATATAAAATTTGCTGACCCAACGTGGATTAGAAACACAGTTCTAAAAGGTAATAATTATAAATCGTATGGGCTGACACTTGATGAAGCACAGTTCTTACACAGACAAACATCCCGTGGCATCCTTGATGCAGCCCTAACCAATTCACTTGCAGGTAGTGCTAGAGGTAACTTCTTTAACAGTGCAAACTTTACTGAGATTACCAAGAAATACATGCTCCCGTTCTCTTACACAGAACAGATGAACAGACGTATCACAGCACTAGCTACTTACAGGTTAGAAAAAAGAAAGCGTATGGCAGCTAACCCACAGCTTAAAGACGATGACTTCCAACAAACAGACGATCTTGTAGATCAGAATGCCCAGCCTGACTTGTTTGCATTGGAAGAGAAAGCTGTTGAGGTTGTTAATAAATCTCAAGGTGACTACGCCATGTACAACAGACCCGACATAGCAAGGGGTACATGGGCGCAGTATATCTATATGTATAAACAGTTCACTGTTATTGCTACACAGTTGGTACGTACGTTACCTCCAGCGGGTAGGGTGTACTATCTCACTGCTTTGATGGCAGTAGCAGGACTAAAAGGTTTGCCGTTTGCTGATGATTTAGCAGATCTAATAGATACATTAGCACAGCTGTTCGGTATTAAAGTTCCTCCAGTAGAACTAGCTGTGGGCAAATTTGTAGAAGACGTAACAGGTAGCACTGCTGCAGCACAGTTTGTCTTGAGAGGTGGACTAGATCAGATAGGTGGTGGAGGTACATACTCCAGCAGGCTATCACTAGGTGATTTGATCCCAGGCACAGGTATATTTTTAGAAGGAGCTAGTACCCCCCAAGAGCTTAAGAATATTGCTGGCCCTATTTTCAGCGCAATGGCAGGAACAGTAACTACTACTATAGACCTAGCTAAAGCACCATTCAAAGCTGATGTTGGAGGTGAGTTGTTACGTATAGGACAAGCTAGTCCTATAGCAGGATTGCGTAACATAATGGATACAGCAACGTATTACCAATCAGGTTCAGTTATCAACTCCCGTGGTATGACAGTGACCAGAGATGTAGGAATCGGGGTTCTTTTAACAAGACTCTTAGGTTTCTATCCTGCACCTGCAACTAGATCCAACGATGCAATCAGGATGACCAAACGTCTTGTGGATTATCAGAAAGCTATCACGGCCAGCTATAGAGAGCAGTACGTAAGAGCCGCATTGCTTAACGATAGAAGGTCTATGAATGATATAGAACTAGCTGTGAGAGAACATAACAGAGTACACCGTAGAGGTAGTGTATTCCATATTGATGATTTCAGAGGTAAGGTACGAAAGGCTGTTAAGTCTGCCAAAGAGGGTGCAGGTGCAAGGTTCTTAAAGACTACACCGAAAAGCACTAGGGATACTGTTACGGATATAGTCTCTAAAATTTATGGTGTCGATCTAAACTAGTTTGAACTTGCCTTGAGTAAGGTCTTCGATCTCTGATTCAACAGCATCTAGTATACCCATTAGTCTTGGATGATTGAGGTTTACACCTATCACGTATGACTGTCCTAGTTTAACTGGTGTATCTTTACCTAGATAAAACTTCTGTGACTTAGGCGTAGCTACTACGTTTTCTGCAACAAGTTCCTGTGTGAATGATTTGTAGTCAGCTCCCCGTACAGACAACCATTTGCGGAAGTGAGTGCGGTCAATCATTATCGTACCCTTGTCGAACTCCTCGACTTCAGAGTTACGGTATATGTCGAATCGAACTCTTATGTCAGCTCGTGGCATGCGAGACAAATCAACTGTAGGCTTGTTGGTGGATGTGTGCATTACTGTAACAGCTGCACCTGCTGAGTCATTTAGGTACTCTGCTATCAGGTCAAAGGCATCAACCTTGTTATCTTGTACTGTTCTACGGATTGCTCCTAGTTGTGCCAGTACCCACTCTGTAGCCACAGTGTAATCAAACTTAATCAAGTTCCAATCGTTAGCTAGTTTCAAACCTAGGTCAGCTAGAACTATAGCTTGCTCCCAGTATCTTTCTTCGCCAGTAAACTTGGATTTATACTTGCCTTGGAAATCATTTGTTGCTTGCTCTATCATCCCCTGGAGCACATCAGAACCAAGTTCCATCAACTTGTTGACATACAGTTGTCCTACCTCCCCGTAGTTCGAGTTGATTAGGTTGTATATCTTTCGTCCAGTGCTTGAGTCTTTGGTAAATAATCTATGAGGTGGTATAGGTATCTCCAGTAGTCGAGCCATCTGTGCATCTGTTTCCAACCCGCTGGCGATAAGTTTACTTTGCAGAGACTTGTTGGTGGATACTATAACTGGTGTTGCCCATGTCTTAGCATCACGCTCTTCTGCATTACGGTTGAGTCTAGCTTTGTCTTTGCCTTGTGATACCCAATAGCAGAAGTCACCAACCTCTTTGTCTTGCATCAGAGTTACTTCATCTACTGTCAGTGGTAGATTGCTGTATAACCCTAGTCTACTGAACAGAGAGTTCTGTGTGTACTTGGCTGTAAAATGTAGCTTCTCTGGATCTCCGTAGATAGACTGTACCCAGTACTGCGCTAGTGTCTTACCGCCTCCTGTTGGCCCATATAGAGAGATTGTCAGCCCTTTTAATCCAGTAAAGTTATACAGTGGTGCAGAGAAACCAATGCCTAATGCAAACATATGCCAAGGCATACCTGCTTTTTCTAGTAAGCTAGTTAACTCTACCCAGTTCTGTACTGTACCTTTGGTGCTGTATAAGTCTTGGCTAGTCTTGTTCGATGCCGAGGTCAGTGAGATTGTGTCTTTCGATACTTCGCCGCCTGAGCTACGGAACAACGTGTTACCCAGAACAAATTGTGTGTTGTTTTCTTTCCATCCCATTGAAGCGTATAGGTTCGACATCGACCTTATCTGCCTCAGTTCATCCATATAAGTACGTAACATAAGCTGAAAAAACTCCGTTTGTTTCTTGTTATACAAGACAATACCTTGGTCTGCTATAGCTGTAGCAAATTCACGATGTCCTTCAGTCAAGTATGCTTGACGTAACACCAGTTCTTGCCAACCAACGTGGGGTCTCTTCCAGTGGTATCTAACTGTTTCGTAGCCTAGTGACTCATCCTTTCCGTATGACACAGGGTATATATCAAACCTGCATACATCTATGTCTGTATCGTCTATGGTTATCTTAATGCCATCTTTGGTTCGCTTGAATGGTTTAGGTAGCTGTACTTGACTGGCATTCTTATCAAGTGTTTCTTGTAGCTGTACCTCTTGGTAACTAACACCAAGTCTTATAGGACTGGTTATCTTACCTTTATACTTACAACCTTTACATCCATCAGGGTTGTCTACATCAAACTTAGCACAAGTAGTTGGGCCAGTAGCACCATCCTTCCAATGCCGTAGCTTAGACATAGTTGCTTCTTCTGAATAAGCAGGGTAGTTCTCACTCCATCTTCGTGCAGTGTCCTCTGGGTCTATACAATAAGCGGCAATACCTATGGCATTATACCAAACTGGTTCAGCTACTGAGTCTTGGTTATCCACAGCATACTTAACTTGTTGGCATTTGTTATAGATAGAAGCACTGATAGATGGCGGAAACTCTACGGTGGCAGAGAGATTGTTTAACAACGAGTTGTCAGATGTTTGTCGTACCGCAGCGGCCCCTGTGGAAAGCACGTAATCATGTAGCCTAGCCGATAGTTCTTCGGGTGTAACTGGGTCAGCATCTATGAGTAGCTTGACCTCTTTACCATTCTTGGGGTTGTGTGTACCGATAGGGCGTAACACAAGGGAGCTATTAGCTATCAACCCTGCGTCTGCTTTGAAACCTTTGTCAAGTGCTGAAGCCTTAACAGCGTTAGCTATAGGCTTCCAATCGTCTGGTTCTAATTCTTTTGTTAGTACCCAGTATACATGCAGTCCGTTACCACTGCCGACTACCATAGGCTTTGGTAGTTTCATTCTAACTATATAATCTTGTAATGCTTTTAATCCCTCTCGCCAATCAGCAAAAGGTTTGCCATCACCACAATCAACATCAATAGCGATGACCTTTGTTTTGTTTACATTCTCTTGCTTTCTGTTTTCCTTTGTACAAAAAGAAGATATAGCAAAGTATGTGTTGTTACCTGCTCTGTCCAACCTTGTACAAGCAGTTGCAAGTTCTTCTACAGTCTGAAAAAATCCCTGCTTTCTCCCATCAGGGTTCACTACAATAGAAACATAGTATCCTTCAGACGGTAGGACTCGCTGTAAAAATCCTAACGTATCCATTCCACTGTCCTTTGAATAGGACAGAGAGGTGTTCGGAATTAACCCCTCTGCCCTTCATTAGCTTAACTGTTATCATTCAATAACTCAAGAAGTCTTTGCCTACGAGCAACAGACTCAAGTGCTATCACATCTGGTTGAGGCCACCCATCCTTCATAATATCCAACAACTGCCTTAGTTTCTCCCTTACTTTAGCATCGTTAGATTTACGTAGTGGCTTCCCCTTTAACCAACCATAGTAGGTCATACGAGATACACCTAAGACCATAGATATATCTCGTATACTCAGCAACATATGTCGCCTCAATGCCTCAACCTTGGTAAAGTCCAAGGGTTTAGTCATCAGTGTTTACCTCATCCAGTAAGTTAGCTATCTCACTAGCCAAGTCATCCGCATCAGAACTTACTTCCTTAACGGGAGCTGGCTCAACAGGTTGTGGTTTGGGTGTCGGCTTCGCTGTCTGGGCTGGCTTCGCAGGTTTTTCTTCGACAACAGCCTCAGGCGTGGTGTCTTCAATCTCCTCAGTATCTTCGATAGTAAACCCAGTCTCTTCTTCAAAGCCAAACTTACCTGCACCACTAGAGCCTTCAACATACTCAATCACCTGCACTGCTCTTAGTCGCAGTGTAGTACCTGCACCAACGGCAGGTGAGTTATAGAAAGCAATAGAACCGTTAACCTTTAGTACAGACCCTGCATAGATATTAGAGTTAAGCATGGGTGTACCCTTGCTATCAAAGACAGCAGGTTTATAGGCGGCTTTAGATTTGAACTTGATGATGACGTTACCAGTAGGTTCATCATCGTCATCCTTCTCATCTTCAAACGGCAGTGGTGCTTGTTTAATCTTGGCGTTAGGCTTGGCTTCTTTCAGTGCCTTAATACCTGCAACCAACTCACCTTTAATCTGTTCGATGATTGGCTCTGCTTCTTCTTTTGGAATACACAGATTAACTTTGTAATGCCCCTGCTCATCGAACTTAGTATCAGGTGCAGAAATGTAAGGGTAGTACGCAACTCCCTTTGGTGTTGTAAATGTTTTACTCATTGGTTTGACCTCCTTCTGTAAAACCATTTTCTTCAGCAAACCCAAAGTCGCTGAATGTTAGCTGTCGTTCAGAGGCAGACAACTCGCCTGTTACAATCTTGACTTCTTCATTACCACACAGACCGTCAATGTATTCTTGTGTGGACTCCTCTACAAAACCACCAAAGTCAAACTCTAGCTTTGGAAACCCAAGGGACGTATCTATAGATACTCTAGTCTTTGCTATCTCTGGAGATATAGACTTGCTCTGTAGTACCTTCTGGTATCCATTCAAGTTCTTCAATGATGTAGGGGTTACTTGCAGTAGATAGACTGTACCCTTGGGGTCATCAGCTAGTACAACTGCGAGTCTCTTTTGATCAGCGCATGCTTTCACACGCTGACCAGTAGGTGTAGTACGAGAACCCCATGCATTCTGTGGACACAATGCACACATGTCTGACTGAGGGTCATCGCAATCTTTATCAGGTGTCTTACCATTCAGCGAGTAGCAGTCTGGCTTCATCGCTTCATCTATGTAAGTACTCTTGTAAAAACTTTTTGACAGCGCTGGGTTAGCACCGACAACAATCACCGACAAACGTGTTGTGGCAAGAGTGTCGATGTCACCCGCAGCGGACAACAACGAGAACGTCATGTTTCTTGCTGATATTCTAGGTATCATTAGTCCACCTTTGCCACTGGCTTGCGGACGTTGATGTCAATACGAGTGCCGTAGTTCACACCGTTGGGTACTTCTTTGTGTTCGTCTATGTACCCACGTATAGCGTTCTTAGCTACACGCTTCTCCAACATATCCCATGCTTCGTTCTTCCTGATGAAACCTAGTATTGCATCCCAGTCTGCTACTTGTGCAAAGTCTGTAGTAGTTACAAACGCTGTACCATGCCCAGTCTTGAATGACGTAACACCTTGTTCATCAGCTTGTTTCTTTATGTAGGCTTCTAGCTTCACCATCTTCTCTTTGATGGCTTTCACCTTATCCTTTACCTCACCTTCTATCGCATCTTTTTCATTGCGTAGGGTGATGTATGCCTTAATGACATCTTCCATTTTCATATTACTCTCCCATCTCTTGGATTAAATCTAACAATACACCTTGCAATGCTTGCTTGTTCTTCAAGCGTTCATACATTCGATACTCAAGTTGAGTAGCTTCTATATGTATAACGTTAGCCGTATGACGTTTGCCTATACGCTCCACTCTACCGTTAGCTTGTGTGTATTGTTCGTTACTATTGATCGGCCCATACCATACAACAGTACTAGCCGCAGTTAATGTAAGACCATGAGCCATAGTAGCAGGGTGTGCTATCAATACTCTCGGATCTTCCGTCTCTTGAAAGTTATAGAATATATCATTCCTTGCTTTGGCTGAGACATCACCATTCACTACACCAGTGGTGTAATGTTTGGATAATTCTTTATTCAACATGTGTAGTGTACCAGTCAGTGGTACAAAGACGATGACCTTACCACCTGCTTCGTCTATTATATCCTTGACAACATTAACTCTAGGTGATGCATCAAGTTCTATGTTACGACCATCGTCACCATAGGCTACACCACAACTTATCTGTACTAGCTTCTGCATCTTGACTGCTTCATTAACAGCAGTAATCTTACCCTCTGCTTGTACCTCTGTTACAAAGCTACGGAGCATACTCTTGTAGTGTTGCTCTTGGTCTTTCGTTAGCTTCACTTGTCTGGTTTGATATACTGTGGACGGCAGGTCAAAGCATTCATCTCTTGTGTATCGTACAGCAGGTTGTAGTACATGCTTAACTAACTCTACACTCTCTGGTCTAGGCAACCATTTCCATTGACCTATCTTCATCATGGTAGCTTCTTTGAATGCAGTGTATGTCTTAGCTACGTGTGGGTTCTCCACCATCTTAGCTAGAGTCCATGCATCAGTAGGGTCATTAGGTGTGGGTGTACCAGTCATCAACCACAACCTTACATCTGGATTTTTATTGAGCCACTTACGAAACAGCTTGAACCTATTGGTGGATGGTGTTCTATATACAGCCGCTTCATCTACAATAACTAAATCAAAATCAGTTAGTTCGTCTTGTATAACTTGGAAACCATCATGGTTTATAATGTAAAAGTCTGAAGGTATCTTAAGTAACTTACGTCTACGTTCTGCTGATCCATACAATACAGTAGCTCTTCTATCTATGAAGTTCATAAAGATAGCATCACTCCATACACGTTCTAATGTAGACAGTGGAGATAGTATAAGACACTTCTTAACTACACCTATCTCCATAAGATAGTCAGCCGCCCATAAAGCAGACTGTGTTTTACCAGTACCAATCTCATTTAATACCAGACATTTATTGTGTATAGTTAGGAAGTCAGCAGTATTACGTTGGTGTTTGTATGGTTCAAACTTACCTTTCCAATCATAGTAATGCATGATAGGTGAAGGTGCATTGATACCTAACTTACGCAATGCCCATACCTCTGTAAGTTTATGAGGTAGTACAACTACGTTATTACCACGAACTGTCAACGGCTTGGCAGTTGGTATGCTTTCCAGAACTATCTGGGGGTTGTTAAGTTTAAGTGCGAGACCTTGCACCTTTGGTATTACGAGCATTTAATATCCACCTTTCCAATTCATCCTGTGTGTCGTAGTCGTACACAAGAAAACATTTGCCTCCTGCATCGTCTATTTGTTTCATCGTAGCTATCTGTAATGGGGTAGGGTTCTTCCTACCTGCCTTACATTCAACCCCAACAAACCTACCCTCCACGATAAGTACAAAGTCAGGGATACCTGCTCTACCAAAAGCACCTGCTTGTGGCATATAAAACCACACACTGTGCTTCTTGAGCATAGCCTTGAGTCTATTCTTTACACGACCTTCTGGTGTAGTAGCCATAGCATAACCTTACAATAGTGTCAAGCCGCATATTCACACCACTCATAACAAGGACACCAACGGCATAGTCCACTTGGCTTTGCAGGAAAGTCATTATTCTGTAAAGACTGGTCTATTCTATCTATCCTGCCGTTCAAATCCATCTGCATTTCAAAAGATAACTCACGACAGTAAGAACGTTTATCTTGCTTCATATCTTTCAGCCATACAAAAGATGTCGTTACTCTATTTATATGGGGGAAGTGAGCAAAGACTTGCAGTGCAAACATCTCCAACTGTGTAAAGTCTGGTCTACGCTTGCCAGTTTTCCAATCCATTACAATAGCTTTGTCTTTGAACAAGACTAGTACGTCTAGTATGGATCGTAGCCAAGCGTTATCTGACCACCAACTTGTTGGTGTAAAGTTATCAGTCAAAGTCATACGCTCCTCCAGTAATAACTGGTCGAACGATGGGTGTTCTTTCATCCTTGCTATGCTTCTACACAATGCTTCGTACTGTATAGTTTCTTGTGACAACTCGTTGTCACCTAACAGACGTTCTTCAAGTGCTTTGTGAACACGCTCACCATACCGAGTAGCATCACTACCACTGTCAGTTACCTCTTTGGTAATCCTCTGGTGGTAGTAACGCTTCGGACAGTTCTCGTACATCTTCAACGATGAATATGAGTGACTCAACTGTGTCATACTATAACTTTACTTTACTGTAAGTTCACCGTCAACATCTTTATCGTTCCATTTCTTCAGAACATCTTGGGCATGGTCGTATGCCATGTGTCCAAGGTTCTTCATTATATGTTCCAAGGCTTGCATGTTGGTCATGCCTTTGTTGTTAAGGCAATCCACTAGCATATCTTCAGCCTCCATCATCAGTCCTTTAACTTTACCCATCTTTATTTTTCTCCTTATTATATTCATCTTTGAAACTACCAGACAGTGTAAGGTCTGTTTCATCTCGCATCATTTCATTCAGTTTACTTACTGGCACAAGCCTAGCTTTCCACATGTAATTATCTATCGCCCTATCAAATGCCATAGAGTAATCATCTAGCTTATCAGCAACCTGCTTCTCCACTAGGTCATAGAGTTCATGTTTCATTTGCTCCATGTCCACTGGTCTGCGATTGATTTGCATAAGATGTTCTTTGAGTTCGTTGTTTACATCTTTCATGTGGTCTTTATATTTCTGTAACTGCTCATGCATTACAGACATAAAGTGTCTAGTAGAACGTTGCAGTTCACTGACATCACGCTCTAGCCTACCTATCCTTTCCATCGTATCCATTGACTAGTCCTCCTTCTTCATACGTTTCATTATGTCGTACTTGAGTAGTTCAAGCTGTGCAATCAAAGGCATAGTGTCACTGATATGTGATGAAAACCTTACATAGTTTCCATTCAGCTTGACCATGACTAGCATACTCTCTGCTGTATCAGCTTCGTTGATTGCTTGCTTGACTTCATCAAGTCCTTCAATTAGCTCTTCACGCCATTTATTATTCACGACCTCCTTGATGTCGTGCAGAGTAGGTTTACTCATTTTGCTTCTCCATAATTAGCACCGACTCCAGACTCACAAGCCACTGGCAAGTCCTTAGCCCAGACAGGTGCGGTTGACATTTTTCTCTCAACAAGTTGTCGTGCGTCAGTCACATCCGAGTCAGGGACGCAGATGATTAGCTCATCGTGAACTTGGAATGACACATGGTATGATTGTCCGAGAGATACCATTTGCTCTGCCACTACAATTCGTGCCAGTGCTTGGACTATATTCTCTACGACCTTTCCTCCGTATATATAAGTCCAGTTGTTGTGGGGGATAGTTTCCCCTTGTACTCTAGCAGACATAATCTTTCGGTATGTCCGTGAGTCAGATATATATCTAAAGTTATTGTCAGTATGATTGAGTGCAGGGTACTGTATCCGTAGTTTACTTGGTAGCAGTATGCCTTGCTTGTCATACGTTACATAGTCAGAGATGTTGCCACCTCGCCCTGCTATCATGTCAGACAATGCCGATTGACATCGTTGCCATAGTGCAGTGATTCGATGGTTCTTATCTCTATATAGATATACAATACGTTTGGCTTCAGCCTCAGATACTTCTACCTTGAGACCTCCCATGCCTAGAGCTAGGGTGTTACGAAACTTCTCAGCACCCATGCCATAACCTAAACCTAGTATACAAGTCTTGCCGACAAACCTTTCTAGCTTGTCCTCTTTGGTTATAGTCCTGCCGTATACATCAGAGGCGAACTCACTGTATACATCACGCCCTTGTCTAAAGGCTTCAACCAAATCATCTTGACCTGCTAGGTGTGCCAGTACCCTTGCCTCTATCTGTGATGAGTCACAAGCTATTAGCTTATGTCCTTCAGGGGCAGTCAGGGCAGAACGTATAGCACCATTCCTTGGTAGGTTCTGTAGGTTCAGCTTGTCACCACCACTAAACCTACCAGTATGTGCGCCATAGTAGTTGAGCATGATAGGTAGCCTACCTCTGTCAGCAACCTTGATTAGGTTCTCTGTCCTAGTCTCCTCGATAGTAGACTTGATACCCAACCTCGCATTACACAAGGCTTGTACTTTGGGTATGCCACTTTCGCATAACTCAATGAACCCTGCATCTGTCTTGGCAAATGCCCATGTCTTGTTACCAGTGGTAGGACTTATCTTGGTAGGTGGTTCGATACCCATAGCTTTGAGTAGCTTGGCAAACCTTTCGTTACTCATCAGTAGTTTCTTCAGCTTGTCTGGATCTACA